ATGATCTCTGAACTTCTTGATGATAGTTTAATTGATATGCTTCACCATCTGTAAGAATTACACAATTGACTTTCTCAACATCATTCTCTTTACGGAACTGTGGAATGATTTTGTGTAGTGCCACGATTGATTCATTGAGTGGTGTTCCTGATAATGAGAGTCCATGAGGAACAAGTCTATTTGCAGTATAATCACTAAATGCTGTGGCAATACGAAAGAAATTGATTAGTTGTTTCTCCAAATTTTTACCACGAACCTTACTGGTAAATATATTCATCAAACTAAAACCTGGTCTCACTTTAAACAATCCAACTCTTGGTTCATAAGAGTGTTTTGCCATACCTTCCTCATCTACATTCGGGAAGTTTTCAGTGAAGGCATAAACCTCAAAAGGTATTTGAACTTTATTGCAGAACCAGATTAGATTGTAAAGTTGCTTGATAGTATCTAACATCTCACGAGACATAGAACCAGACCAATCAAGAACAAATATCAATCCATGATTTTTACCATCTGGAAGAATAGAAACTTTCTTAAATAGATCTTCGTTGTATTTGTAAGTGTGTAATTTACTTGTATCAAGAATACCAGTACGACTTGTAGTAGCACGAGCATAGGCACCTGCAGACTTCTTCATCTCAAATTCTTTGACAAGATAATTGACTTCTTTCTGTGCTTCTTTCTTAAACTTGAGAAACTCTTTATCTGCTTCTGCCATTGCATTGAGTGCTCCTTCCAAACTATATACTGACCACTCTCTTTCAGAACCTGGTATTTTACTTTTTTCAGCATAATCCTCACGTATTCCTGTGAAGTGAGCATCACATATTGCGTGAATAACTTCATTGTCAATAATGATTTGGTCTGTATCAACATCAGGTAATTCTAGATAGTGATTTTCTAAACCTTCCATAACTGCAAGATTCTTTAGTGCTCTCTCAAGACTCTCAGCAGTCTCAGCAATTTCAGATCCACCTGTGCCCATTTGAGAACCACCACCACTCGTTCCTTCTGGTCTAACTTGATGACTCTCAACATCGGAACCATCTTCATCAGGTTCGGTCATGTTACCATCTTCATCATACCAATCGTCTCTTACATCTTCAAGTTCTGATCCTGTTCCACCAGTATTTTGACCATCACCACTATCCATCTCTAGTCCTGCTTCCTGCTCTGTCTCCTGCTCTTGCTTTCTCTTCTCAATCTCTTCCATGCAATAGTTGTAGATGTCTCTGGATACTTCTAGTACATCTTGGAATGTTTCACATGCAGCAACACGATCTACAAGTGTCTGCTCATAATCTGTAAATGAAATTCTGTAGTGTGAACCAATCTTGAAGAATAGATTGATACGATCTGCAAGACTCAACTTAGAAATATCTTTTTTCTTTACAGAAAAGAAATCTTCTTTATGTAACTCTGTGTACCCTTTGTAGAATGTCTTTGAAATACCCTCATAACGACGTTTCATTAACTTCTCAATACGTGCATCCTCTACAACATTGACAACATTTGGATTGATTTCATATTCTTTATACCACTCTTCATTCGGAGTGTAGAGTGCGTGTCCTACCTCATGACTTACTAACATATCAACAACATCTTCTGTTGTGTTTTCCCACATCGGTAGAGTTAATACTCGACTTACAATATTGAATGATGCAGTCTCAACTTTCTTGTGCTCAACAACAAGGTCTTCTGTTGCAAGTAACTTTGCTAATTGTGATTTGATTTCGTATTGGATGGTCATGAGATCTTTGCTTGATATACTTCATTATACAAAGAAACCCTACCGTTGGCAGGGTTGAGTAGACACTTTAATAACTGTCTACGTCTCTCTCTTGCAGAACGTAGAGCTTGTGGTTTAAGTTTTCGTTTTTTCTCCTTCTTGGAGTGGTGTTGCCAGTTAGGTGTGTTCATATTCCTTGAGCATAATCGAGTGCTTTTTTTGCCGTGGTCATTAGTTTAATTTTATTATAATCTCTTGCATAGGGAACTGTCAATGCAAATCCAAGTAAGTCCCCTTCTGGGTTATCAGGTATACCCATGGGTTGTACAAAAAATATACCTGCATGTGCAACACATTTCCATCCTATATCTACAAACCCCAATTCTCTCAAAGCACATTCTAATTTTAGAGAATTACAAGCCTCTTGTAAAAGCATACGGTTAACCGAATCTAAAAATATTTAGATATGGTTATTCCTTTACTATTTTAGAAAATCCTTTAAATTTATCAAACTGTATGACATTTTCAAATTTGTCATTTAAGTCAGACTTATGAGATATCACAAATATATTAGCACCTTTTATGATGTAACGAATAATTTTAAGAAATTCATCTGTCCCAAATCCATCAAGAGAGGAATCAAATACCTCATCCATAATTAGCAGATTTGTATTTACTGAGTTCTTGACTCTTGCAACTTCTCTCCACGTAAACAAGAGTGCTAGGTCAATTCTCATCTTTTCACCTTCACTAAAGGATGCATAAGAGAAGTCTTCATGAATAGGAGATTTTACAGTCTCTCTAAACTCTTCATCTAAAGTAAAATTAATATAAAAATCCATCAATTGCAGGTATCGATTTACCTGTTGATTGATAAATGGTAGATATTTTTTTATAATTTTTGTTTTAACACCATCATCTTTGAGTAGGGAATATGCAAAGTCGTGGTGATTTATATCTTCTCGATGAACTGAAAGTTCATCAATTGTATTTTTAAGATTGTCCTTAAACTCTTTTAGTTTTTCATGTTCAGTATTTCTGTTTTTAAATTGCTCGGTAGTAATTTGAATTTCTGATTCAAGATCTCTGATTTGTCTTTGATTAAAAGAGATGCGAGTGTTATTTTGAGAAATGTCATTATTGAGTTTAGTAATCTCCTTTGATAATTTTTGGAACTGACGTTCTCGGTCTTGCTCTTTTTTGATGGTCTCTTCAAGGTCTTTATAACCTTTCTTAAGTTCCTTAGCTTTAGTTTGAACGTCAGTAATTCTATTTAAACGAAACTCTTCCTCTATTGGTTGAGTGCATGTAGGGCATGATACATTATCTTTAAAGAACTTATGTTCTTTAGTAAGGGTTGTTACTTTATTGGATAATTTACCCTTTAAATTGTTAAGCTTTAGTAACTTTTTTCCTGCACCTGTAACCTTTTCTTGATCTTCTATAAGACCAGTTACCTCAAGTTCTAACTCCTCATTAATCGTAACATACTTATCAGTTTCAGTGATTAAAGTATTAATTTTATCTTTACTAATTGTAATATCACTCTTACCCCTATCCTCCAATTCTTTGATAAAATTCTTTTGCATTGTCATTTTATCTTTTAGATTATCTTTTTTGAGGTCAAGAGATCTTACCTTTTCTTTTTTCTCTCTAATTTGATCTTTAATTAACTGATTCATTGCAGAGAAAATACGTATATCCAAGAGATCCTCTATCACATCTCTTCGATTTGACCCACTTAACTGCATAAATGGAACAAACGTACTACTACCCAATATTACAATCTGTGTAAATGATTTATAATTTACCTTTAGAATACTTTCCTCTAATATTTTTTGATTAGATCGATCATCTGCCTGTCGGTTCATTAGGTTACCATTGATTTCAATATCAAAGATATTTGGTTTCATTCCTCGACGAACAATATAATCTCTATTATTCACAGAAAAGTCTAATTCAACTAGACAATCTCTTTCATTTGCACTATTCATCAACTGTGATTTGTTTATCTTACGAAAAGGTTTATTGAATAAAGCAAATGTTAGAGCATCCAACATTGTAGACTTACCAGAACCATTTGTGCCGATTATTAAGTTTGTATTTTTTTCTAAAAAATTAATTTCATTCCAGTGATCACCAGTTGAAAGAAAATTTTTCCATTTTATAGTTTTAAAAGTTATCATTTTTTGGGTGGAATAACAATGTCATTAGGTGTAATTACTGCATACTTGTAATTGTTCATTTTACATGTTTTCAATGCAAGATCATCATCAATTTCAACAACGACCATTTCTTTTTGTTCATCTTCTTCTAACATCATAGCATATCGAGTCGCATCATCTTCATCCTCAAATAAAAACAAAACAAGATTTCCACGCCGATCATCTACAGCATATACTCCCTCGTCTCTTTTGTTTTTGAGTGTTAAGAGATACATTACTCTACCTCGCAAGCTTGTCGATAAAGATCTTGAAAAATATTTTTGATGATATTCTTATCAAATTCAATATCAGATTCATCAATATAACGATTTAATATTGAAATTGTACTCTCCTCTTCCTCTATTTCAAAATTCTCACCCTCCTCTATTGCAAAATTTTCAATTATTTTTAAATCTTTAATTCCAGAAGAGTAAAGTTTGTCTACAAATTTTTCAAAGTTTTTAGGATCAGATTTTTTACGAACGATCAATTTAACAATTTTATTTTTATATTCAGTCGTATTAAATAATTTATAATTACTATCTTCATAATATACGTTATAGAATAATTTATAAGGATTGTTAACTGGAGTATGAGTGAGGTCATCCGTATCAAAGATATGAAATCCTCTTGTATCATTTACATCATTCCAATACATCTCATATGGATTACCTAAGTAATGTATCTTTCCGTTAGTTGATCTTGTATGAAAATGTCCAGAATAAACTACATCAAACTTATCGAATATATCAATATCCATTCCATTCTCCATCATATGACCACGAGTAGCTCTGAATCCATTTAATTCTAAATGACCCATTGCCACCTTACTTTTGGTTTCACTGATTAGATTAGTTGTATGCTCATAATTTTCAGAATTAATCCAAGGTAATAATAATATATCTAATCCATTTAAATTAATTTCAGTTGCTTTTGAAAAGGTTGATATATTTGAATAATCATTTAACAAAAGTTCTGGTGAATTTACATAGTTAGTATTTTTGTAATAACAATCATGATTACCAGTAATTGCATAGACCTTATACTTTCTCATTGGATCAAAAACAACTTTCTTTGACCACTCCAAACTCTGATAATCGATTGATTTACGACTATCAAATATGTCTCCCATATGAATTATGGTATCTACACCCTCTTTTTCCAAAGTAGGAAAAAATACATTATCATAAAATAACTGAAAGTATTCATGAAGAGATGTAGATCCCTTACGTGCACCGTAATGGGTATCTGTAATTATGGCAACTTTCATTCATCTCTCCATAAAATTTCATTGTCATTCGGGTTTGTGTAAAATTCTGACACAGATATACCTATAAAATGTAAAAGCATAATAAAAATAATTCCAATTAATCCTAGTTTCATCGATTATTATTACGATATTGAATATTATCTTTAATAGTATTGAAATCAGAACTACTTCCTGACATTGCATTATCATCAACTGCCATAACTTCGTCAAATCCACTTCTTTCAATGATCTTTGTTTTAATATCTAATTGTTTCTTTTCTTTTTGAATTCTTCTAAGAAAAGCATAATGTATAACCTGTGTAAAGTAAGCAAAAGGATTTTTAGACTTCTCAGGATCAAAATTATGTATGTACTGAACGCAATTTTCGATTCCATCTGATATCATGTCCTCACGGAACATATAATTAACAAAGTTCGGTTTATACGACAAGTGTGTTGCGATCTTTAAGAAACAGGAACCAAGGTAGTTTGAAATGGGGGGTTTACCCTCCCACGGTCCTGACTTAGGTGGATCTTGATCATATTTCTTAATATATTCACTTTTAGCAATTAAAACCTTTGATCTATAAATTGTTATTGCTTGAAGTAATTCCTTGTTATTTACATAGTGTTCTGACTTTTTTCTGGGCATAACAATTTATTGTTTTCATATGAATATTATAACATATTTTGGATACTTGACAAGTAGTGTAAATATGTGTACAATAACCTTTGTAAGGTTTGGAAGGGATATAATATAGTTAAGTTTCTTTATTAAGTTTAAAGACTTTCTCTAGATTCTTACGAGCTTCTTCAACCGAAGAAATGTAACCCATTTCATAATTTGGTTTCATCAAACCATTTTCTTTGTAAATAGGTTCCTCATCATTAATGTAGTGGTTATATAAATTAATTAATTTTTTATCATTCGATTCTGTCATAGTGATGACTTTATCAAGTCTTATTATGAAAATATCTTCATTAGGTAGTTCCATCCAAGGTTTGACTTTAATAAAAGTTCCACCTGGACTTACAACTGACCACATGATAACAGGATTTTGAAGAACAATCACAGTATCATCATCATTTTCATTATCCACAACGATAAGTGAGAAGATTTCTTCTCCTGAAACTAACTTGAGTATTGCGTAAAATTCTTCTCCCATTATTTTTTAAGTGGTATGTTGACTATATCATAATCAAAATTTTCTTCATTATAAATTTTTATTCTTTCAATTAAGTGGTTTAGGGTATAATTTTTTCGAGATTTATAACTAATGTCATCAGCAATGTCGTAAAGAGTTGCCCTCGTCTTCTGGTTTCCTTTTCTTAGAACTCTTCCGATTGACTGTAAATTACGTATTCTTGATTTTGAGGGGGATGCAAAAATTATATTGTGTAAATTTTTGATATTAATCCCAGTGGAAAAAGTCCCGTACGAGGCAACGAT